CGAACAATAGGTTCTATTGTCTGTATCACTGGCTCTTGCGGGCTCAATATGGCTAGTTGGTCCAATAAGTTTCTTAATCTTTTGTAGTCTGTATGGTCTTCCAAAATTAACAAACCCCTGTAGGTGAGGCGTGCCAGTACTTGGAGCATGTTCCTTACCGTAAATAAGATATTTGCAGTCCAAAGCTTTGATACGTGATTCATCTTCTTCAGTATAATTATTTAGAGTAAAGCATATACGTCTATAACTCATTATATAAATGTTTATGATTGCATGGCCTTTTATAACAATTACGAAGTGTCGGCTTAGTATTACCCGACACTTCGTATCCGTAACTGTATCCGCCTTCTTATTGGTTAGAGATAAGAAAGTGATAAGATAAGAAAAAGGTATAAAAGGGACTTTTATACTACTTAACGCTTATCTTATCATGGTGTTTAGAAGAAGAACAATCAGGAGACAGACAAGACGTCGTAGACCTCTTATCAGGCGCCGTATGCCTTCTCGACGCCGTTTTAGGACTCCTTATCGCACTCGAAGAGAGCAACGTATTCATAAATTTAAGTTTAGTGTTGAAGAGCCTATTATCTGGGAATTAAATCCTACTGGTGGTACTCAACCTTGGGACATGTCTATTGCTGAATTATTGATTCCTTTAGCTTCTATTAAGAGTTTTTTTAATATGATGAAAATTAAATTGATTATTGCTAAGTTTGAACCTATGGGAAATATGATAACTGCTCCTATGTCTGCTACTGAAGTTGTTCCTCGTGTTAGGAGTATGATAGATTATAGTCATGATGGGACTGGAACTGTATCTGTTGCAACTATTGATTTTAATACTAACCCTACTACGAAAGCTCATCAACCTCAGCGTGTATTTTTTAGAAAATTGTATCCGAAAGTTAGATTGGCTTGTGCTCCATTTGGAAATACAGAAGCTGGTGGTGTATTATCAAAAGCCGTTTCCGCAGGATGGATTGATTTAAATCATAATACTCCCGCAGAATTAGGTGGTATGGCCTTTGGACGTATAATTACATTTAATGATCCTTATAGTAATGTTGTAGCTACTGATAGATATAAATATAAAGTAACATATACTACTTATGTACATTTTAAGAAATAAAATTTTATTATTATTCTAATACAATTGCTTTTAATTCATAATATATATATTCTAATTCTAATATAACAAATTCATTCCATTCTTCTTTTTCTGTTATTTCTTCACCTCCAGTGAACCTTTGAAGGATTTCACATCTCCCGAGAATAGCTTCCGTTTTATACCCTTCGAACTTGTACCATTGGTCAACTCTAGCATTTGAAGTGATGAATATGCAGTCAGAGGTGAACTGTTCATATCCTCCTTTGATGGGGACGCGATAGGGGTACCGATCGGCGATTTTGAGGAGCTCATCATATTTGAGCCATCCGTAGAAATCGTCAATGATGACGGTCTTTTGACCGGTGTAACCATCCCACCATGGTCCTCTTGGTTTATAATAGTAATCACCTCGTCGCTTTGCAATCCAATTGGCTTTACGGGATTTTCCGATTCGTGGGTCACCATAAAGTATACAAAGCCTCGTTTTATACTCTCTTTCTCGTCGGGGGTGTACGATGTCCATAAAGGATCGTATTCCGCGATGGTATCTAATATAGCTTGTTGGGAAATGTGTAGCCACTGTAGTAATGTCCGTTTCACCTTCCAAAATTGTTCTTGCGAGTTTCTCGAGGTCAGTTCTTTGTCCTTGTTTTGACGGAGTACCTATTTCAATATAATTTTTTTTAATATAAACGGTCCGGGTCGAGAAATGTTGCCATCCCCCCCGAAGGGGGGGATGGCAACATTTCGCAGCTCAGTCAGGCGAGTACTATAACTTACCTTTCTCATAGTAATCACCAGATTTCGAACAATAGGTTCTATTGTCTGTATCACTGGCTCTTGCGGGCTCAATATGGCTAGTTGGTCCAATAAGTTTCTTAATCTTTTGTAGTCTGTATGGTCTTCCAAAATTAACAAACCCCTGT